AACAGATGGCGCGGGCTGGTTGGGTGCATGCTGTTTATTCGGGCATCTCTTCCAGATATGTTTGCAGCAGGTGCGTGGAGGAAGGCAAGGAAATTCTCGCATGCACTCTGTGCAAAAAAGAGATCCCCTTGAAGTTGGTCAAGGAGAGTTTCGGCGATCCTCCAGAGTGGCTCTGCATGAACTGTTATGAGACCGTTCCTGCCAAGGCATGGGACGACAAATGCGGGGAGCTTACGGAGAAACATCGTTTCGATTATGAATGAGGATTTTGGGATGCCACATAGCTCCCCTCGTCCATGCCGCGATTGCCGCGTGGCGCTGACCAAGGCGAAGGATGGACTGTGCGATATCTGCCGCTCCAGGCAAAACGCGAACTACAACGCGCGCCGGCACGGCGGTCCCGCAGATGACGCCTACTACCACTCGCCCGAGTGGACGGACCTGCGTGCTGAACACCTCATCCTGGAGCCGCTGTGTCGTCGTTGTCTGCCCAGGCCGGTGGCTGGCTACGGCTGCCACCACATCATCGAGCGCCACCTCGGCGGACCTGACGCGCACGGCAACCTCGAGACGCTGTGCAAGCCTCACCTGAATGCCGCCGATCTCCGAGGTGCGGCAGCGAGGCATGGCGGATGAAGGCGATCCAGGGGAAGGGGGGATGCAAAAGTCTAGCGCGAACCCGCGACGGAGCGGCGCTCGGCCCAAACGCACACTCACGGGAGCCGCAAGGATAAGGCTGAAATGAGAAAATGACCACAAAGGGTGACAGTTCACGACCGTTTCAGATCGTTCCTCCGGGTGGTGGTGACGGGACTATCCCGGGGCACTGGCCGGAGTGTCCCGCTTACCTCTCGGAAGGCCAACGCGCCCGGTTCTGGGGGATCTGCCGCCGGCTCGAGGATCAGGGCACACTCGAAAGTGCCGACGTCGGGAAGATCGAGGCATTGGCGATTGCCGAGGACAACCTCGAGGTCTCGACCGCGGCGGTGAACGCAGGCGGGAAGTACGCCACCACTGTGAAGCAGGGGCGCCCGTACCAATGCCCCGCGTGCAAGGGTACCTGCATGCGCCCAGTGCCGAAGGCATCGGCCGCGGCCGCTCCAGCCCAGGTTACATCGACAGGAAAGATGGGCCACCGGCCATGCTCGATCTGCTCCTCATCGCGGAAGGCCGAGATCGACGCCGCACTTGGACGCGGCGAGTCCCTGCGTGCTGTCGCGATAGCTTTCGCGACAAGCAAGGACGCAGCCATGAGGCACAAACGCGAGCACCTTGGACGGCCGCTGCGCCCGGTTGGGGTGACGCCAGGGGACCCGACCTGTCTCGGCTGCGGCGGTAAGGGCGTCATCATCCCCGAGACTCGAGAGGTCACCGAGAAGCGCCCGGAGAACAGCGACCAGCGTTACGCCATCGACCAGGTCGCCAAACTCTCCGCGCAGCTCGGTCTCGATGTCACCTCGAGGGTGCGCGTCAAAGGCAAACCTGGAGAGCGAAGAGGGCTATCCGCCCTGCAACAAGTGATAGGTCGCCGTGGGCCACGCAACTAACGAGACCGTCAATACCTACATCGCCGGCGTGCTCGACGGCTCGATCGCCGTCAACGACCTCGCCCGGCTGGCGTTCGAGCGCCAGGTCGGGGATCTCGAGCGGTGGCCGTGTGTGGCCGAACTCGTACCCGGGGATCACCCGGACCGGGAGGAGGAGATCCAGCGCCGAGCCAAGGCTGCGCAGGATCTGGCCCGCGTCCGTGGCGACGAGTTCTACTTCGACGAGAATGCCGCCCAGGCGCCGCTTGACTTCTATCCGCTCTGCCGTCACGTCGAGGGGGAGCTCGCCGGCCAGCCGTTCCGTCCGCTGGCCTGCCAGGCGGCCGTGGACTGGATCACCCACGGCTGGATGCGGACCGAGACCGGCACCCGGCGCTTCACCGAGCGTTGGATCGAGGAGCCGAGGGGCAACGGGAAAAGCACCTGGCTGGCGGTGCATGAACTCTACATGCTGTGCAAGGACGGCGAGCCCGCCGCCAAGGTCTACGCCGTGGCCACCGAGAAAACTCAGGCCGCCAGCGCCGTCTGGGGCATCGCCGCCGAGATGATCCGCCAATCGCCCGATCTCGTCGGCGGGTTCGTCGTACAGGACAGCTTCAACAACCACCGTATCTTCATCCCGGGCACCGGTTGCCTGTTCGCGCCGATCAAGCCAGACCCGAAAAAGGCGGACTCGCTCCGCGCCCACTCCATCTCCGCCGACGAGATCCACGCCTGGCCGAGGCGGGAGACCTACACCAAATTCAAGGATGCCACGGGCAAGCAACGCGAGGGTATGTTCACCAACATCACCAGCGCCGGCGATGACCGGCCGAAGACCCTCTACGACGAGCAGCACGACCACGCCATCCGGGTGCTGCGCGGCTGGAGGGATCGCTCCTTCGAAGACAATGCGTTCTTCGCCGTGATTTTCGCCATTGACTCAAAAAACGATGGCTGCGAGAAGGACGCCGATGCCGAAGACGAGGCCGAGTGGCGCAAAGCCAACCCAGCGCTTGGTTTCCCCGGGACCGGCGTGCAGCTCTACTACCTGCGGAGCCAGGCGAACCGAGGGAAGGTCGACCCCGAGGTCCTTCGCGACTTCCTCCGCTTCCACCTCGGCCGGAGGATCGGGGCGAAGACCAAGGCCATCGCCGATCAGCAATGGAAGGCGTGCTCCGTCCTCGAGCAGGACGCCGATCAGGTCGAGAGGGAGCACGGGATGTTACCAGCGGCGATGCTCCGGGCCCTGCAGATACGGCCGTTCCCGGATTGGTCATTCTTCAACGGCCAACCGTGCTTCGCTGCGCTCGACCTCTCCTCAAGCCGTGACCTCACCGCTGTGTCGCTCTATTTCCCGCCGGGTATCGCCTGGCCGTGGGAGACCTACAGGTTTTTCGCCTGGCTCCCAAAGGATAACCTCCTCGAGGCCTGCGAGCGCGATCACGCTCCCTACGACCAGTGGGCCCGGGAAGGTTGGCTCGAGCTCACGGAGGGGGACGAGATCGACAACGACGTGATCTTCAAACGGTGCCAGGAACTCCAGGAGAAATACCTGGTTGTCCAGTGGGCCTACGACCCCTGGCACGCCGTCTCGCTCAAGAACGCGATGTTCACCGCCACCGGCGTGGAGATGATCAAGTTCGTCCAGGACCTTCCGAGTTTCGGCGAACCAACGCGCTTGTTCCTCGACTCCATCGTCGGCCGGAAGATGCGGCACGACGGCAACCCCCTCGCCAGGTGGTGCGCCGGGAACGTCGTCTGCAAGGAAGATGCGCACGGCAACAAGCGCCCGCACAAGGGCCTCAGCTCCTACCGCATCGACCCCATCGTCGCCGCCATCATGGCCAGGGGCCGCGCGATCGTCGTCCCGATCCTCGCCCCTCCACCCCAGTGGGATGGCCACGTGGACGTCTGGTAACGATAGGTGCCGCAAGATGTGGGGGTGCCCTTGACAAAGGTGACCATCGTGGTCCAGATTGACATCGTAGCGGTGTAGAGGTGTCGGCGGGCTGAGTCTCACGCCCGCCGTTTCAACGTCTGGAGCAGTTCCAGCACTTGGACCAACGAAACCGAACCGGCAGGCGGCGCACAGTGGGCCTGCTGGCGAAAGCCTTGTCCGCGCCCTGGCGGGCCACCAGGTGGACCGGCCACGCCATCTTGGCGATCGCCAGGGCCGCGGGCAGTTTCGCCCGCGACCAGGTCCCCGAGGCGCTGCTCCTCGGCGGCGCCTGCGCCCTCACCTACGGCATCGCGCAGATCTACGTCCCCGCGGCCTGGATCGCCGGCGGCCTCTTGGCCCTTGGCCTGGGGTGGCGGCTCGGCCGCCCCGTCCCCGAGGTGAAGAATGGGTAGGCTTGCCGAGCTGATCACGGCTGCCGCCGGGAAGCCCTCGGGCTCCAAGGCCATCGGCACGGGCCAGTCCTGGCTCATCAGCCTCATGGGGGGCGGCCGGACCGCCTCCGGCACCAACGTCACGGCCGACACCGCCATGCGCCAGACCACCGTCTGGCGCTGTGTCTCCTTGCTCTCGTGGATCCGGGCGTATCTGCCCCTGAAGGTCTATCGGGCGCGCGACGGGGGCGGCTCCGAGGTCGCTCGCGACCACCCGAACTACCGCCTACTCGCGCAGGCCCCCAACGGCTGGCAGACCAGTTTTCAGCGCCGGCAGTTCCTCGGGCTCTCTCAGCTTACCCGTGGCGCTTCGTACGAGATCCTGCAATGGAAGGGCGGCACGCTCCAGGCCATGATCCCGGTGCACCCCGACCGGGTCCAGGTCTACGCGGACGCCGACGGCTTCCCGATCTACAAGGTGAAGCTCTATCCGTCCAACGAAGTCGTCTGGCTCTCGCGGTTCGAGATCAGCCATGGCTGGCTCGTCTCCGGCGACGGTTACACCGGCCTTTCCCCCATCGACCAGAACAAGGAAGCCGTGGGGCTCGCCCTGGCCGCCGAGGAGTACGGCGCCCGGATCATGGGCAACGGCGCCGTCGTCAGCGGTGTCCTCACGCTACCGGCCGCGGCGTACGCCAATCCGGAGCTCAGGGCCGCCGCCAAAAAGAGTTGGCAGGAAGCCCACGAGGGCCTCGGCAAGGTCGGCAAGACGGCCATCCTCCCCTCGGACACGAAGTTCGAGCCCATCTCCATGACGTCCACGGACGCGCAGTGGATCGAGATGCGCAAGCTGCAGGTCGAGGAGATCTGCCGCATCTACGGTGTCCCGCCCGAGCTCGTCCAGCACACCTCCCCGGTCTCGAGCTGGGGGACGGGCGTCGAGCAGCGCTTCATGGCGTTCCTCGCCACCACCATCGACCCCATGCTCGTCGCCGACGAGCAGGTCATGCAACGCGACCTATTCACTCCCGAGGAGTTCGACCTCGTCTGGCCGCAGTACAACCGCGCCGCCCTCCTGCGCACCGACCTGCTCACCCGCTACCGCGCCTACGCCATCGGCCGGCAGTGGGGTTGGCTGACCGTGAACAAGATCCTCGAGAAGGAAGATGAGAACCCCGTCGGCGCCGAGGGCGACGTTCTCCTCGACCCGATGAACATGCAGCGGATCCCGGTGGACCCGACAGCCATCCTGGACGCCGGCGGGAATGGCGGTGGCGACGGCCAAACCGCAACGGCCAAGCAGGTCGCGGCTTTCCTGCAGAAGGCACTCACGGGCGGCCGAGACGCCGCCGAAGGAGCAAACGATGCCTGAGCGCCAGATCCTGTCGCTCGACGAGTTCAAGCGCCGGGCGCTCTCCGAGAAAGACGGCAAGCGCCCCGGGGCTCTTGCCCCCGGCTCGTTCATCATCCGGAGCGGCTTCACCGTGGCCGCGCAACCCGTCCTGGGCGAGGACCGCCGCATCACCTTCGTCGTCGCCACGGGCGAAGTCAACCGCAACGGGTGGCGGCTCAACCCGCAGGGCTGGGAGCTCGCGGCCTACGCCAAGTGCCCGGTCATGCTGTGGGCGCACGACGACGCCAAGTTGCCGATCGCCAACGCCGAGAAGGTCTGGGTGGACGGCGATCTGCTCAAGGTCACGTCGCTCTTCACGCCGGCGACCATGTCTGCCTTCAACGACACCGTGTTCGAGATGTACCGGCAGGGGTTCCTGCACGCCGTGTCCGCCGGCTGGATCCCCCTCGAGTGGGAGTTCGTCGAAACCGAGACCGGGTGGGAGATCATGTGCGCCCGCCAGGAGCTGGTGGAGATCTCCTTCGTGCCGGTGCCCGCCGAGCCGAACGCCCTCCGGCAAGCCGCGAAGGCCGGCATCGACATCGGACCGCTCCGCGCCTGGGCACGCGGTCTGGCCGGAGAGCCCCGCTACGCGATGCACGTCGTGCAAGACCCCACACGTGAGCGAGCTGAGCAGATCCGCCTTGCATTCACCGAGTTCTACCCGGGCGCCAAGCTCCTGTTCGTGCCGAGCGGGATGACGCTCTGCGCGCTCGAGGACCTGGCGGCCGTCAAGCACCTCGACCTGGACGAGTTCGAGCGCGAAGTCGCGGCGATCACCGGGGGCCGCGTGACCGCCGGAGTCTCGCCCCGCAACGTCAGCACCGAACTCGCGGACAAGAACGACCCCTGGTCGGGACCGACGCTTGCGGACTTCACCGACGGCACCTGGGATGACCTGGGTAACGGCGAGAAGAGGGACATCGCGGGGCACTTCGCCTGGGCGGCCGAGATGCCGCCGGCCGCCTACGGTTCCCTCAAGCTCCCGCACCACCGCCCGAGCGACGGCAAGGTCGTCTGGCGCGGGTGCACCGCGGCCATGAGCCGCTGCATGCAGCCCAACACCAGCATCCCTGACGAGGATCGCCGCAAGGTCTACAACCACCTCGCCGCGCATTACCGCGCGTTCGAGGAGGAGCCACCTGAGTACGCTTCAGTCGTCGCTTCGAAGATCTTGGCCCCCGCGGGCACACCCGCCCCGGAGACCGACGATTCCAGTCTCTCCCCCGTCGGCGGCGCACCCGCCGCGACGGACGAACCCGACGCCGTCAGCGTCGCCCTTGCCCGGTACAACCGCCGGATCAAGGTAT